CTACCGATCTAGTGACAACATCAAATCGGTCAACTTCACGCCCTAAAATGTCCTCTCCGCTAGAAAGAGCAAACGGTATTTGCACAGCAGGGGATGTTTTATACATAATAAAGTTCCCCGTATTTCTGCTCTGATTCTCATCAGTGAACAAGAACCCTGCGATGATCCTAGCTGGTTGGAGCATCCCGCCCCAAATGTCTATCCTAGTGTTGCCGAATACTATCTTTCCGAAATCACTATCTGCCGGATCAAGCCCAACGTCAGCCCCACCAGCTTTTGCTAGTGCCAAAAATGTCGCACCAAGAGACACTGTAGATGCAAAGTCCCTCATTATAGCTCGATTCACTATGTCCTTCTTCCCCCTTGTAATGTTCTTAGCGAATTTCCCAGATTCAAATATAAACATGTTCCACATCTGGATTCGGCTAATTGCGAATCTAGGGGCGAAGAACAGAGCAGATGCGTGTTGCGCCCATTCGCCAGCAAGCTTTAAATCTCCTCGACCAGATGCGTAGTTAACAAACTTAGCATACGCAACCTTCTGCTCATGCGTAGCGTCTGGGTTCTTTTGAACAAATTCATCAAACGCTGATGCTCTGAGGACGTTTAGGCCTATAACCATGTTTCTCTCAGATGCTTTAATAAAGTTCATCCACTCTGGCAGGAAGTCGAAGGCATTGCCCATAAAATCTTCCTCTCTCTCCTTCAAAGGGGAATCAAGGCTGCCAAGAAATAATCCAGCTTTGTCACGCTCAAACTGCATCTCATCGCTTCGCATCAACTCATCAATGGTATCTGCTCTATTTTGTGAGAAAAACGAAACGAAGGCACCTTGGAACGCTTGTATTGCAGCACCCTTTGTAGGGTATGCCCCTCTAAATTTAACTATCCTGCTAGAGCCTAATATTAACCCCTGCCTCATAAGGAAACTCATGTCAGCCGTAGCCATCAAAGTTCTTGACATTAAGAGTGCTTGGGTTGCTTTATCTACTGTGGTCTTCTTTTGCTTCTTTCGGATAGAATCATTTATGAGCCTTTTTATGTTCTTATATTCAATTCTCGCCTTTAGTAGATCATCGGAAACGAGTACGTTCCTTTCCACTGGGCTTGCAACCTTAAACTTTCCAGTTCGTAGCTGCTCCTTCATATCCTCTATAGCCTCGTTTGTTCTTATTGTGGCCTTTAAATCATTGTAGGCATCCATAGCAGCTTTGATGTCTGCCCTGCGAGAATCTGGCTTCTTTGATGGTGGCTTTATGCCATTCTCTTGTAAGTCTTTAGTTTTCTCCAGTATTTCCTCTAATTTCTTATCTGCCTTTAATTCCTTTAGAGTCTCCCTAAGTTTAGCAATCTGGCTACCTTCAACCATATCCTTTGCATTGAGATGGTTCTCCTCGCCATTGGTTTTTATATCTGCCAATAAATCATCAATCTGCTTCTGGAGTCTCTTTCTTGTGCCAATCTCTTTCTGATACTCCTTAATTAGAGCTTTCTTTTTAGCAAGCCCTGGGGAGTCTGGGTCTGTTTTTGACTCACGCTTAATCTCCTCTGCAAGTCCAAGCTCTATTGCCTGTAAGTCAGCTATCTTTGCGTCTGCTGCCTGACTCTTTCTAGCATCAGATAGCATTTTTCTAGCAGCCTTTATCTTCTCGTTGACAGTCTTTCTCTTGCTTGCAGAAACCCTTCTCAACCCAGATTCCATTGCATCCTCAACCTTCTGAAGCTCATTGAGGACTCGATTTAGCTGTCTCGTATCTCTGATGTTCGCAACGAACTGTTTCCTCAAGTCATTTAACTTAACCTTTAGTGCCTCTATTTCTAAAGATTGCTTCTTGGTGCTTCTTTTCCCCTTCTCAGTGTATATGCGTTTCAATGCGTCATTAATTTCCGCTTGAAGCCCCGCCATCTTCTTGAGGTCACTGATCCTTTTAGTGGTTTCATTCTCAAGCTTTTTCCTTGTGCCTGGATTCCTGCCACTAAGTGCATTGAGGATTTCTTGATCTGAAATATCGGGAACATCTTTCTTAACCGCAGCTATAACACCATTCAAATCAGATGCACCATCTTTTATGTGACTAACAGCGAGTTCGGCTACAAGCCAACCAGCCTCCATAGACAACCCGATTGCTCCAGTAATATCATTAACACGATACCCGATCTGCTTCAGTTTATCCTTGATTTGCCTTCTCTTTGATTTGCGTTCCTTTTTCTTGGTGCTATCAACGCCAGAACTGGATTCCTTTTCAAATGTTTCTTTTGCTGCCGAAAGTATAGCTTCTTCTCTGGCGATTTCTAGCTCATCCTCAAGCTTGTTAATCCTCTGTCTAGCGACTTCAGCATCTCTCGCCCATGCAGCAATCTCTAGCTTCTCGTCATTGGTAAGTTCTTCGCCTTTTCTATACTGTGCCGCCCGCAAAAGACCCTCAAGTTTGTATGTCTCGGAGTCAAGGAACCCTCTCCTGAGACTCATACCTCTTCCAAGCTGAGTTCCGATACCCCTTGTCGCTAGGGTAAGGGAATCCAGTCTGTTTATCTGCCTAGAGAGTTTTATGTCAATCTCCTTCTTTAGCGAATCTGTTTTAGCGTTTATATGGCGGTCTTGAAGCGCATCTATCTGCGCCTCTGTATGGGCAACTTCAACTAAAAGTATCATCTGGGCTTCAACTGTATCTAGGCTTACATCAGCACCAGAATTTACCATATCTGCTAGCTCATCAGCTTTATCATGCAAGCCCTGTGCTGTATATTTTACCTGTATAGACTCAAGGACATCGTTCTGTCTTTGCTTCGCTGGAGTGTCTAGTTTCTTTAGTCCCGCACGTTCTCTAACGACATTCATAACCCGATTCTTGAGTGAGAACTTCTTAGAGTTTAGTGCTTGCTGGTCATTGCTTTGAGAAACGTTGGGTTCAGTCTCCATAGAGATAACGTTTCCGCTATCATCTTTATTTACCTTCACCCTTGCTCCCTCTTCAGCATTTACGCCAGTTTTCTCTTCTGTCTCTCTCTTCTTCTGGGCTAGTTCAGACCAGTGTTTCTTTATCCTCTTAGCCTCCTTTGGATCAGATGTAGATTCCTTAACTCCACCATCTTCACCCACAACCTCATTAGAAGGCTTGCCATCAGGGACAGGCGATTGCTCAACCTGCGGCTCGGATGGCTTTTCTGGGACATGGTCTTTTTCAAATTGATCCGCTATCTCCCTTGCTGAGTTTAAATCTGGAGCATCAATCGTCTGTCCATCTGGGGACGCTACAGTGTAGTAGTCTTGACCAGTGTTTTCGTCTACCTTCTTTTCGATTGTTGCAGAAGTTGGGTTTTCTTGCTGCTCTTCAAAAGATTCAATCTCTTCAACCATCTCCCTCTTACCTTCTTCAGCAATCTCCTCTTTTCTCTTGTCCCAAGCTTCTTTAAAGACACGAACACGATCCTTTGGCTTCTTAGCGTTTAGTATCAAACTCCTGTATTCATCTGGAATGCCAACAAGCTCAAGGTTTTTTTCGTTACTCAGATATTCATGGGCAACAAGTAAATCAAATCTAGATTGGCTTGATACACCGATTACTGTTAGCGGCAGTGTAGCCCAAGCAACATCTCCACGCTCTTTTGCCCAAGATGTCCATGTTCCCTCTGGAACGTCTGGGAACTCATCGCTTAACGCTGATGCAACCTCCTGTAATGCTATAGGCGTAGCGTCCTGTATCGCCTCCTGCATATTATTCTCTGCTGTATTTATTAGGGCGTTAATACCTATCCTCTTGGATATAGCTTTCAATGGAGATTTCTTAACATTATCTAAAAGAGAACCCAAGAATGGAGCATCACCTATGAGCAATCCAGCCGTAAGCCTTTCTATTGGAGCTTCAACTGTAGCCGAAACCATTCCACCAAGGAACGCAGACTCACGATCCATGCCCCTATCCATCATCTCACGCATACGCATGTCTGAAGTGGATGCAAATATCATAGGGAAACCAGCGACAGGAATAAGGGCTTGCCCTGTATATGAAATATTTTTTAGGAACGGATAAAGAACCTTGTTTGTGGCAATCCAATCCCCCTTAACTGGGTCTATTCTGTCCTCTGCTAATCTTGTTAATTTGTGCGAGAGGTCTTTTCTCTTTAAAAGCTTATTAGCCTGACTTATCAAAATATCCTGCTCCAAGTCAGTTAATGCTCTCCGACCAGGGTCATCCATTCCAGATGCAATAATGTCTGATCGAGATGAAATCTGAACCAGCTTATTCGCCATTTCCTCTACGTCAGCAAACTCTAATTCGTCAAACTCTACTGGTATTGCATTATAATCACCCTTTGACTGAGGAAGAAGGTGTGATGTCTGCGCAAACCCAGCTAAAGATGACGCTACTCCTTTAAATCCTCTTCCAAGTGATTCTCCAGATTTTTGCAATCCACCAAAAAAGCCAGATTTCTCATCCCCTTGCTCCCTAGCATCAGCCATTACCTGTATGGCGTAAAAGAAATTATTGGCATCCTCTAGCTCAAGGTCATCAAGTATCTTCGTGACATCATCTTCAGACATATCACTAGACATTCCATCAACGCCCATTTTTGCTCCCATATAATTGAAAACATCTTGTGCCTGTTTTTGATATTTACCGAATGTTTTAGTAGCCTCCTTGAATGCAGACTTATATGCCCTATGATACATATCATCCGTCCTGCCTCGGTATCCATCTTCTTCCATCAACTGCAAAACGGTTTCGTGATACCCCATAGATTCCGTCATCCCAAGTGCTGCTGCCTTATATGCTGATGATGTGGCTATATCAACGAACTCCCTATCTCTTTTTCTCTGAGGAATAAGTTCTGTCTGAACCTTTTGGTAAAACATCTCATCCGATATTTCACTAAAATCTTCACCCCACATTTGCTTTGCGTAGGCACTTTTGAGGTATCCGTATTCCGTATTAGCCTTTCCCAACCCAATCTCAAGGTCATGTGCAAGAATATGAGTGTTGGCTATTCTGGCCCTAGCCTCCTGTGGATTACCACTCAAAGAAACTAACGACTTTAGCTTCTTTTGCTGCTCATCGGGAAGGTTCTTTCCTATGTTCGATGGATCTTCAAACATCGACTCAACCGAAAGAACATCAGACATCATCTTCTCCTTGCTTGGAGCGAATAATGGTTCGTTCATCGACTTCTTATGGTCGCTGTATCGTTGCAAAGCCGATTTTACTTTTGGCTTATCCTCGTCTTTAATGCTGCCGATGTTATTGAACAACATCTTAGCATCATTGTCTGATAAAATCTCTCCTATCATTATATCTTATCTATTATGGACTGAAGTTCTTCGTATGAAACGCTGTTTCCGTTTACATCAGAATCGCCACCAGAGAACACCTTAAACATTGCATCAAGATTATTTCTGGAAATCATTTCGTGAGCTTTTTTTGAAACTTCTTGTCGGGTAGGAATATCGTCTTTCTCAAATCGACTTTCAATCCATTCCTCTAATTCAGATTGAAAGGCTATCTCTGTGCTAGTCGCACTCTGATAGACTTCTGAGCGCATATCAAAACCTTTCCCAAATCCTTTTGTCTCATCTGGCTGCATTAGTTCAAATGGGCGATCTTCGGTTATATCCATCTTTGTCCAATCCCATCCGAACCATCCTTCGGTTTCCCCTACTTTTATTTCGGTAGGATCATAGTCATAAAGATTCCCGAATACGCCAGAAAGTTTCGCATGATTAAATGCCTCGAACCCTACGTTTCTGAGTTCTTTCATAGATGACGCCTTCTTAGACTCACTTGCCTCAATCGACTTCTCGTAAGTCTCATTAATGTGATTACTTGCCCTCGATGGAAGGTTTGCTTGAGAAATCGCCCAATCTAAATTAAACTCGTCTTGATCCTGCTGAAATGTGGGACTGTTAGGGTCTAGCTTTCTTGCCTTTTTAAGCAGTCTTTCGTATGCCGCATTATCGACCTCTGGCTCCCTTGAACTAGCCATATCCTTGAGGACGCTAGACATGACCTTGTCTGGAATCTCCTTGCCATGATAGTCAATTATACCACGAATAGTCTCCTCTGCCTCTTTTAACTCCTGTGGGGTTGCCTCTTTTCTGAGTTGAACCTCTCTTATTTTCTGCAAATTAAGCGTGTTATACTCACTTTGCTTCTCTTTTGCATTAGTAAACAGGGTATCAATCTGCTTTGGGTCTAGGTGCGATATTCTGACATCTCCTTCGGCTTGCAGTATATCCATAGCAATTAACGGGTCTGCGTTAGTTATATTTACTATGTTTTGATACTGTGCTTCTGATCTCTTTTCAGATATAAGAGATGGGGCATCGTTGGCGAATATAATATCGTTCTCTACGGCCTTATTTACTTCGGGTTCAATATTCTCCCATTCGCCAGATTTAACAGACTCAGATAGTAATGTGTTAAATGTATCAGTTTTCTCCTTCTCGTTCTGAACGTTGAACGCATTTATCCACTCTGTCTTATATTCGTTTATCTTGAAATCAAAGTCGTATTTACTTTCAAGTCTCGACTTATCGGACATGCGGTTATATTCATCTGAACCAAAGTCCTTGAATATTTCATCAAAGTTGGAAAGCCACTTGTTCTTATCCTTCTCGGATGCGTTAATATCTTCTAGCTTTTGCTTGTATGTGCTAAACTTGAGTCTCAAGTCGGCATCTGCCTTCCAATCATCGGACTCTACCTTCGCCTTCTTATACTCAGCAAAAAACTTCCCAGTCTTGGCAGTCTGCTGGCCTGTTTGCTGAACAGCAGCACCCATAGCCTCCATTCCTTTACCTGGAGCCATCATAGCAGCTTCACTAAGCTGAACGGCTGTAGATGCCTGTTGAACTTTTGGTAGTGCCGTAGGAGTAACTCTTAATTCTGCCATATTTATGAGGTTTTAAACATTCCTTGTTTCTGTCCGTAGGCAGTCTGATACCCAACACTAGTCCCCGTTTGTAGTAGTGAGCCGAATGCCTGTCTGCGTAGCCCCTTGGCTTTCTGCGCCCCCTCAAAGCGTGTTAGTCCTGCTTGGGAGTGCAACTGTTGAACCTTGGCTCGGGCGGCTCTGTTGGCGTCCAGAACGCCTAATTCAAGCTCTCCTGCTGTCTCTGCCATAAGCTCTAGTGGAGAACCTGCTGTAGTTACCCCTGCCTTGGCTACCAATGCTTTTTGCTTGCCTAAAAGTCTCTCATTCTGGATACGAGTCCTACGAGCTTGTTCGGATCTCTCTTGCTCTACTCGGATAGCCTCATTCTCAGCAACCTTGGCATTAAACTCTGCTGTAGCCTCTGCTGCCTTTGCTTGTTGGCGCTGGCCCACAAACTGCATTGCTCCCCCTGCTGCCGTAGCTGCAAGGCTTACTCCCATCATAACTGGAACTGCTGCTGCACCCATATTAGTTTCCTGTCACCTCAAGTTTGTAAGTTAATCGTAATACGGTCATTGGCAATGGTTGTGTCTGCCTAATAACTATATCGCCTTCTCTGGCATGTCGAGACAAAACAGGTATATCCTTTGTCCCTGTAAATAGTGGTGGTGATGAGTCCATTGGATCACCTGTATCTCTGAATGGGAACTTGTTATATTCGATACCACCAGAACCATTTTCATAATTGGTTGCCCACTCTACGCCCAGACTCTTATGGAAGTTCACGATGATCTCCCGAATCTTCTTGATTGTGTCTACGTGAGCGCCAATACGAGCATCGGCTTCAAGCTTCATTGGCTTAATCACTGAGTTGTATCCTAGCCCAACGTGAACCTTTTCGCCCTCTAGGGAATCTGGTAGGGTGATCTGCCCACCTGACACAGCAACATCACCCAGATAATCACCATCTGCTAGGACTTGAACTGTCTCGCCCTCTAGGTGCGATAGCCCTGTGATAACAGATGCCGCTACACCGTCATAGGTGATACCCGCATCAACATAGAAACTGTCCTCTTTGTCGCTCAACTGGCTATTAACTGAGGATGCTGTGGAGTATCCATATACTACAGAGGGGTTAAATCTCTCAACGTATCTGACAGTGTTTCCGTCAATAGTGCGTTTAACAACCACCCAGATCTCGTCATTTAGCCCACCATAAATAGTGGCGACCGACTCAATGGTTCCATTTGTCTCATGCTTAAACCATCCTATGACATCCTGATCTCGCTCGTAAGTCATTCCGATGAGCTTGCCCTCGCCCGTTACCGCCCAATAGATATTATTGGGTTGCTGAGTAAAGTCTGCCTGTATGATGCCACCGTCAGTAATATGCTCTGCGAAAATAGTCATATCTGGGGAAACATACTTAGCTGTAACGCTTGTCTCTGACTCAACTAGCTCACGAACCTTACGCCCATTGCGCTGAACGTATAGGACGGTATCAGATACCATGAATCCTTGAATAAAGTCAGATCCGTATGTAGACTGCCTAAATACCGCCACATTAGAAGGTGTTAGCGGCTTCTCAGCGTCACCTCCCATTGTCCATTCTGCACCAATAGTTCCGATTAGGAGCTTTTGCTGCCCTGACATCCATTGAATACTATTCTGCTCATTGGATGCTAGAGTATAGCTAAAAGCATCGCTGTCAGTAGTGCCAATTTCAAAATCTTCAAAATCATCTGTTTTCGATCCCCATACTGTTTGCGGTCTGTTTTTTGTTCCACCGTAGCAAATTCGTTGTTCAAAAATAGCAACTGAACGAGGGTATCCCTGTTCTGCGCTCCAAGCACCCTCATTCCAATTATCTGTGGCATTGGTGTTTTCTAGCGTGTCAATTACAGTCATATTGACCGATGTAGGGCTATTGTATCCCGTAATCTTAACAATTCCGCTACGCTCAGTATTAAGCACCTCTAAGTATGCTTGCGGCGTGGTAGCCGATTCAGGTGATCCTGCTAATGTATAGTTAATCCTAAATTGAGCTTCTACGAGCTGGTCATCCTCAAAATCAACATTTCTGTCACCGTCATTAGATGTGTATTCAACAACGTTCTCCCATGAACCTGTTGATGTATTAAGCTCTTGAACCTGAACTGTCCCTGACCAACTGCCAGTTGTCCTGAAATTCCAAGTATCAATTACGTTTAACGTAGACGATGTGCCTGATCCGGTTAAGGCTATACTGGTCTGAGTAGCCTGTCTCGGATGGGTAATCTTCCAGTAGCTTCCTACGTGATCTGACGTAAACGTATTTGCTGATGCCGTTAGTGTCCCGCTTCCAGTAGTAACGCTTGGCGTTATTGTGGTGTTGGTGATGTTTACATCTAAAAATGCTGGTTCATCAAACACAACCTCCTCAAGAGTGAAGGTATTAGCCGATGTTCTGGATAGCTTCTGGACAGGATGATTCGGATGCGTGAAATACATTATGTCATTAACCTGGACAAACTGAACCTCAAATAGCTCTGCCTCTAGCCAAGGCGGTGTTCCTGTCAGAACATCGTCAATGGTTGTGTTGATAACAGGCGCTCCATTGCTGAAGAAGCGCATATACCCCTGTCCTAGCTCAAATACATAGCTAGTAGTGGTGGAAAAGTCATACCCGATTAGTCGGGACTTGCGTGTGCCATTATCTTTTGTGGTGGCAATATACTTCATGCCGCCTCTGCGCTCTACGCCCCCATACGGGAGGATTGTGCAGTTTGTTAGCTCACGACATGCGGAATCATACTTTTTGCTGTCAACCCTAGCATCAAGGAATGGCGACCACTCACCAGCGTTAAATGACACTACACTTTTCTGCGATGTTCCTCTAGGTGCCGGCATCCTGCTATTCGCTATCTATTGAACCTGCTCTTGTGCCTACCTGACGAGCAGACAACCATCGTGATTGCTCTCTAGGGTCATAAGGCGCTCGATTACGCTCGTTGCCATCAACCTTTCTAGCTCTTGGCAATACAACCTGTAAATAGCGACTCATCAGGGCTTCACCCTTGGCTTCGTCCTGCCTGATCTGTGTTGCAATCTTAGATGCTAAATAAACCGAGAACGCCTCAACGAAGAGGGTGTCGTATGTTGTTGTGTCTGTAACTTCAGCAATATACTGAATCTTAGCTGAGTCTGCATCTGAAAGTAGAACTAACCCCACGCCATCAAGGTTCTCAACCTCGTATGTGTCTGTGCGTTGGCTAATATCACGCCCATTTAAGCGTAAAAGCCGAATGAAGTCGGCTGGCAGTTTGAATTGATTGGTGTATCCGAATACTGGAGTAGTTACGAGCTTTGCTGCCTCAACCCTGCGCTTTAGGCAGTTCCATTCGTGATCCCTTGCAATCTCTCGGAATGTTATGTCATAGACAGAATTGATGATTCTAGCGGTGGCATTGTCTTTGTCTGTGATGTCCATAATGGTTGGTTCACCAATATGGTTTAATGCCTGATTTGCTATATCTGTCTTACTTACTGCCATAACTATATAAATTGTCCCCCTTTATTGGAAAGCTCCGGCGGGAAGGAGGAGGCCCGCCGGAGCATATCCATAAGGTCGCTAGGACTATGCCTTAGCGAAAAGCCCAGATACTGTAATAACCTTATCTGCTGTAGCAGTTCCAGTTAGTGCAGCGATCTCGACAGTAACCCAACCGCCAGCAGCTACGTTAGCTGTGACAGGAGTTGTGACTTCAGCTCCAGCATTGCTGTTTGTTACAACGTAAGCATTTGCTGTGTTGAGGTCGGAAGCAGAAGCGATGAACGCATCTGTGTCTAGGTCTGTTCCCAATTTGGCTGTGCAAGAAGATGCACCAACACCGTCAGAAGCAAGCACGAAGCTGTTAGCAACTGGGGTATAGCCTTCTGGGATTTTGAACATGCGGATGACATCAGCAGCAGCTAGTGCTGTAGTTGTCGTATAGGAGCCTTTGCGTAAACAACCGCAGCTTGAGAAGTTCCACCGTTAACGAGGTTCTTAGCTGTAGGGTCGTGTTGTTTAGCACCTTCTGTAGAATATAGAGTAGCCATCTGATTTTACCTTTCAGTTAATTATGAACGAAGAGTTTCAACCTTTACTACACCCTTTTCTTCAAGACGAAGAGCACCCATACGGCAGCGTGTGCGAACCTGTGTTCCGTGGCTGTCTGTAGGGAGGATGTCGATGTTAGAACGCTTTTCACCGTCACCGAATACAACTTGGCTCTTGTGGTAGAACAAGCAGTTGTAGATGTCAGGAGTAGTAGTTCCAGCACCAGAAGTAGTAGTTTGAGTAAGGTCTGTGTGACAGATCCACTTGAAGCCCATCCAGCTTTTACCGTTAAGTGTGCCATCAGCGATAGGAGCGATGTTGGCATAATCACGATTCTTAGCTTCGTCAACGTCACGAACTAGCGCAGCGTCATCTTCTGGAGAAATGATCGCATAAGCGTCATCACCTAGGGATAGGTCATTCTCGTTAAAGATACGGCGAGCTTCTACAACCTTAGCGAATGTAAGGCTAGAGTTAGCAGCAGAACCTGAAGCAACGTAGTCAACAGTAACGATCTGAGAAGAAGGAAGTGCTGTAAGAACATCGCCATCTTCACCAGTTGTAGCGTTACCTTCAAGAGCGTCCATGATTGTGCGGTCTTTAAGGCGGTTGTATGCGTAACCGTGGTTTTCAATCAAAGCACCTTGAGGAGAGATCAATTGACCTAGTTCCTTAGAATCCCATTCATCGAGGATGTTTGCGATTTCGTGCTTTTTAGTCTTTAACCAACGATGGTAACTATCTGCGTCCTGGCGATTAGTAGAGCCATGACGAGTAGTGATTTCAGACATAGCTTGCTTTTCAAGCTGTGCGTAGCGTTTTTGATAACCTTCGATGCTGTCCATCTTAGTGGTGCCAGCGAGTTTAGAAGGCATTTGCTGGATGCGATGCAACCAGTTTTGCGAATAGTCGAGCGTATAATGCTCTGGTAGTGAATTAAAAGACATTTTAATACCTTTCTGTAATTTTAATGAGAATTTTTAAGCCCTGCTTCGAGTGTCCCTGATGGGGTCTACGCTTAGACGTTCGATTTGCTAGGCTGGCTCTCCTACAGAAAGGTATCCCCTTTCGGGGGCTTTCTACCTATGGTGAGGTATCAGCTATAAATATGTCTTATATGCTCATATGAGCAGTTGTCAAACAGTTTTTCTAATAAGGGTTATTATTTTTTCTTATCGAGATCATCATGCCACTTCTTAATGTCAACATCAGTGGGTTCCTCTGAGAGTCCAATCTTGAACAATTTGTTGCCAACATGAATCTCTAGGAGATGAGTCTGCGTGTCTGAGGTCTTGAATCGCCCACTAACCTCAGTCAGCTTGTATTCAATGCCCTCTAAGATATTTACCTTCTCAAGTTTCTTAGGCTCTGCCTTTTTGCCGGCAACCTTCTTCTTAGGGACTTTAACCTCTTCCTTGCCCTCTTCTAAGGGTTCTTTCTTGTATTCAATAGCCATTATCGTAGTGAGTTAAGATACATTTCGTTGTAGCGAGACTGCTGCTCGTAGAATTTCTTACCAGCAACGTTGTCACCCTTGGCGTATGCCTCGGCAGACTTGCGACCTGCATCAATCGCCATCTCTTGGAAATTGTTGCTAGATGCGTTACTGATGTTACCTGCGCTGTTGTTATTAGAGATTACATCGCTGCTAATGAACGACTTAATCTTAGCTAGAGCCTTCACGCCCTCTGCTGTCATACCAATACGCTCAATCTCGCTCTGGGGGATACCCAAGGCGTTTGCAGACGAAATAGCGTCCTTAACCATCTTGTCGGCATCTACCCCAAATTCTGACTTTAGGAGGTTACGCTGTTCTTCTAGCTGTGCATTAGCCTGTTCCTGCATCTGCCCCTCTAGTCCCTCAAATGAACCTACATAGGACTCAAATAACTCCTTGGCGAGTTCTGGAGATGCACCATGCTTATGAAGGATTTCTGAGAACCCATCCACCTGAGATTGATCCCAGTATTCGTCTGGAACGCCCTCCGGTTTTTCATAACCGTATTCAGATGCCTCTTTAGGAGCGCCATTGAGTTCACGCATTCTGCGGTCAAATTCTTCCTTAACGCTCTCAGGAGCATCGTCAGCAGGGCGCTCAAATCCCTTTTGACCTGCCATATACTGAAGATTGGCTACCCCATCAAGAAATGCCTTATTCGGGTTTTCTGCCCCTTGATACTTCTTGAATAGCCCCTCTACGGACTTATTGCTGTCCTCAAACTGGATTCCTGGGTTAATACCGTCCTCCCCATAAAAGCTAAATGGAGCAGGTTCGGCTGCCGGCGTTGACGTTGATGGATCGGCTACTGGTGGTTCCCCTCCTGTATCCCCTCCGCTTAATAATGATTCATCACTCATGGTTATTTATTTACTGTGGGTTTTCCTTTTTCATCTTCAGAGTCAAACTTATCTGCGACACTGTTGATGCGTTTAAGAATATCTGTAATAAGCTTACGAGAACCGTCCTCTACTGCTGCTCTGATATGGTCATAGTGACCATTCTTATCAGGCAGAAATACAGGGGCTTTCAGTATAGCCTGAAAATCTTCAATTACACGTTTCTGGGCGATGCTTCGTTTGCTCTTCCCAAAAACCTTCCTATATGCACTATTTAGCTCCTCTTCAGCTATTCGCCTCTTGAGCTTGATTTCCTCCGCATCCATATAACCTCCTTATAATTGATCGCCTATACTATCCTGTAGTTCCTGTGGTGCTGAACCCATCTGTCCAGCAGATTTACTCATAGATTCCATAGCTGCCATAGCCTGTTCCTGCTGTGCTTGCTCTGCCATAGCTTCCTCGATTTCTTGAATCTCTTCATCGGTATTCAAAAAATCACTAGCTACGCCCAAGTTATCAGCGAGTTTCGGATAGCCACGTTTAGAGTTGAACAGCATACGCCACGCTTGGACAGCACCTTCTGGGTCAATCTGGGCAGTCTGAATGATAACCTGCACAAACTGTAAGAAATCTTGGTTCTGACGAGCCTTGAGCAGCATCGCTATCTTAGATGTGAACTCAACCTTTGGAGTATCTAGGACAACCGAACCATCCTGCTTTTGACGGAAAACATCTTCTGGTGGCTCTGGAAATAGCCCCTTGCGGAAACATATACCAAATACACGATTAAGGAATGGTTTAGAAAACTCAGTGTTCAAACGTGTGAATGTCGGGTGAAAACGCCCAACCTTCTCTGAAAGCATTTCAGCTACCTCAAAAGCAGTTTTTTCTCTGCCACGCTCAGGCATGCTAGTGAGAAGCTGGAACAAATCTGTGAAATACGCCTGTTCAATCTGTCTGCGCCTGAACTCGCTACGCTCCATGCCCTCTCTAGGGTCACCTGCTGTAGCCCACTCCTGTGGAAGTGCCTGTGGCATACCCTCATCAAAGATAGTAACGCCACCAGCTCGTAAATCCACATCGCCTTCTAGGTTAGATGGGTATAGCAAGCGAGGGTTTACCTTAACCTCTACGAGTGTATCTAAATTCTCTTCAATGAAGTTTAATTGGCGAATACCACTTAAAACTTCTACTGAGGGACAATACCCATATACTTCATCGCCCCATTCTGCCCAACGGCTTACCATTGTAGGCATTTCCTCATATCCGCTCTCACGAAGCATAACGCCACCCTCAATCATTACGTGACAGGTGCGGATAGGCATATTTAGTGGATCAATCTTGTCTGGATCACGCTCACGACCAGGACGAGGCTCAATAGCTATGACAACCTGTATTTTATCGTCCTTACCGTCTCTATCCTTCTGGATGGCACGTTCACGCACCTTCTGAGGGATATTTCCAGTATTTCCACCCATACCCTTTTCGCCGTATTTCTGTAGAATCTGGCGAGGGGTATATTCCTTCAAAATCATTATCTTATCGACAACACCCTTATCATTTTCAGCAATGACGTAGGTTCCAATGTCTTCAGACTTACAGTAGAGAATATCATCATCATCTTCCTCTACATGGAAATGGGCTGTGCCGAAACCGCCTCGCATGACAAAGAATGAGTGAATTTCCATCTCAAAGTTTGTCTCAGCGAGAACTTCTAGCATTATCTCACCAGTTTTCTTATACCATTCCTGAGCCGCAGGAGAAGCATCCTTATTGGGTGCTTTGTTCGCAAACCAGCGACCCCCAATAAGGAAATCCATGGAGCCAGCAGCAAGCGTAGTATTCGCATGGATAGCAGTAGTATCATATATACGATCAGTATATCCATCTATGCTCTTGGTCTTTTTTGTGTTAATCTCGGACTTCCGAGGCATCACGTAGTCAGAAATACGTTGCCACAGCTCTGAGCGCCATTGCTCTTGGTCTGCTCGCATTGCTCGCCATTCCTCGATGACACGTGCGGCTTTACCGTCATCCATGCCAACTACGTCTGCCTTTTCGGTGTCTGCCACTATCCTAATAGGGTATTGGTGTCCTGACGAGTCGCTGCTCCACCAGTTTCACCGGCTAAAATGCTTTGCTGAATGCCTTGGCGTGATTTCGCCAACATACGCTGTCTGCGTTGAACTGAACCTGTCTCGCCTGTGCGTCCTGCTCTGGGAGCAGTAGGGGGTGGCGCTGGAGGTGGAGGGGGTGTTTGAACTTTAGGACGTGAACCCATAAATTTTGCTAATACGCTGTTTAAGTTTTTCTAATTCGTAAAATTTAACGTTACCCTTATGCTCAAATGTGCAGTAAGGCAAGTAAAAAGGTAAATTATCTAAGGCTTTCTTCATATCTCCTGCCAAAAAGAACACTAGCCATGCATTTTGCTTATCATCTGGATAAGTTATTCTAATATCAAGCAAATCATCATATGGTGCATCTTTGTTCACTGGTCTGCCCATAGCAAAGTAGTCTGGAGTGGACTGGACGTAGCCAAATAGCAGATGCATGTCCAAGGTTCGGTAAAATCCCTCTTCTCCATAGAAATCTACCCCTAATTGGGCGGGAGACTTATCTTGGTATAGTAAGCTCACCGAATTACTCTCACACCCGAATTTTTACCATGAAAACTATCTCTACCACCCATTCGGACACGAACTCCTGATCCTCTGCGCCCTCTTTTCTGCTGTCCAGCGTTTCCGATAGCCCTTCCTAGCTCAATAGCCCATGCAGCATACGCAAATGCCGTTCCCCAGTGAGATGCCCAGTCGTGGACTGGTTGATTCGTATAATATTGCTTCTTATCCACCTTTCGGCTACTCCAGAACTCCAATGCCCTGATTCCCTCAGTACATTCGTCCTGATTGAAGAACATTCTAGGAAATAGCTTAATTGCGGTGTTAATTGTGTCCCATTGATCCTTCGGGCGCTTCAAACACTCCACATTTGCAAACCCAGCGTCTTTAAGAATGGGCAACCATACAGTTTCACCGTCATGCGGCAAAAAATGCACCCCATAGCTATATCCTCGCTCACTCGCCAGTTGTTTTAGCAAATCCACCCACTTATGAGGGGTATTTAGCTGTGCATGACCTGATATTGCTTGTAAAAGCTTGATTTTGTCACCCACAAGCTGCCATATCCAGCATTTCGTGTTCATCGGCAAGCCTATATCAAATGTAGTGTATACGGGCTGCCCTGCGAAGTGCATAATATCTGAAGAGATTCGTGACTGCTTCCTAGCCTGTTCCACTTCTTCTAAGAATATTGTGCCTGGACTCGCTATATCGAAGTCACATTCATACTCTTGCAGATACTGATTACGAGTTATATTTGGGTCTTCCTGAATGTCAAGAAGTTCCTCCTCACTCAAAATTCCACTCTTAGAGGCTGGCAAATATAAACAATACCAATTATCACTAGAATCAGCATTCTTATATACGTCATAGAACGCATTTTTGCCCTTTGGAGTCCCAATGAAGGTAGCCCAACCCCGATAATCCGATAAACAGGGGCGAATTACCGTAGCCCATGCCGCAGGGTTAATATCTGCATATTCGTCCAATACAACCCCATCAAAATACAATCCACGCATACGCTCGTAGTTATCACCAGAATATAGCCTGATTTCTGCGTATGTAGCCTTTCCATCCTTATCCTTGATAGGAACTGTGCATTTCAAATCACTCTCGTTGACCCTAGCACCCTTAATCTGCCCCAAAAACTCTTTGATATACCCCCAGGCAACATCTTTAGCCTGATCTCGGGTAGGGGCTATATAAGCATACCTCAGAGGGGCGGTTTTCATATTATCCCGCTTATGAGTAAGGGCTTTGATAGTAATATCTTGAATACACCCAAAAGTCTTACCGAATCTTCGGTGGATCACCAAACAGGCGTATCTCTCTTTCCTGCTAAGATAACTCTTGAGAGCCTCTCTGGGCTTAATGACTATCTTGGTGTCACTCATTTTCCTCTGTCGCCTCCATATAAACCTTGATAATCATATCATCCGTCTTCTTCCTAAGCTCCAGCGTATCATCTTTCCATTTCTTTATCCATTCGGGGCATGGCCCCAATTCCCCGACATCCTTATCGTACCAATCATAATGACGTATAATAGGGTTATTCATATACCTTCCTCACCTGACTCCATCCAGACCATCCACCAGTAGCTACCTCCTCAGACCAAGGCTCATCCCTAGACTTAGTCAGCACACTCTTCTTCAGCTTATCGTCATATATCTCCCCCCAAGGATCTGTAGCCCGATTCTCCTTAATCAGTCTATCATAATGCTCCTTAGCCTTATCAATAGTATCAAATGTCCCCCAATAATCCTGCATACCCCCACTCGGATAGTAGTCCTCTCCTGCAAATAATAAATAACTCATATTTCTCTCCTATTTCTCCATTTAACTCTTGAACTTACGTTCACTACCCATATATTCACTACCATCCAATAGTTGTCAAGGACAATGCTTCGACACTCCTGCATCTAACGGAAGACAGCACCCAAGACATCTTAGAGTTACGGGCGATCATGCAAAACCTGCTGTCTCAGACAATGATACTAGGTTTGGAACTGCTTCAGGGGGACAGGGGGATTTACTAGTGATTTAACGCACGGCCTGATATATACTGACACCATATCAGCCTAACCGATGAGGATTAGTATTCTAAATGTTACTCAGCGATTTTTAGTGGGAGTCCCTTCCCCGCTTGAGACTTGGCAATCGCCCCCCTCCCCCCGTCCGTAAAGCTTGAAATAAAAGAAGGGTACCCCCCGCCCGCTTGATGCTCAGGTGTTCACAGTGAACAAGTGATCACCAGGTATCAGCTACCAATGACAACAGTAATGTCCCCGCTTCCACCCGTTCCCTCAATGCTCTTCTCAAGGTCAGCCAGTAACGCCCGCTGCACTGTGTCGCTAGTGTCAGGATGTTCCAGCAGCTCAAGGCGTAGCTTGGTGATTCTCTCCTGTGTAATCAGTGCTTCTTTGTGTTCTTCTTTCAACGGTGCTTTGATTAATTCAGTCTTTTCCAGTCTTAATGCTTCAATCTCTTGAGATACATTATCATTAGTGAGTAAACGGGATGCCTGGACTTTGGCGGATTCAGGCTGGCAATCTGGGTAGGCTTTTAAGTAAGCTTCTTGGGCTGATAATCCTTGAAATACAAGGAAATTACAGAAATCTATTTGTCTTTGGTTCATAAGTGGAACTTATAGCAGGTATTAGCCAGATTACAAGGTGGAAAGTTTTTTAAAAAGGTGCTTGCGTTTAATTAATGGGTATCTATTAATTGAGAGCATAACCAATTAACCAACAAATAAGGAGAATAAATACAATGAACAAGACAAAGAAAACTGAACTAGCCAGAGAATACGCAACATTAAAACATGCTGCTTGGAGAGACGAGAATGTGCCAGAATGTAATAACTCAAAGAAGGCCCACTACGAAAGAGCAATGGACATGTTCACGGTCGATGAGTTGAAATCCGAAAATGCTAGGCTCACAAAAAAAATATACTTAAACACATTAGGCAGAGCTATTCAACTAACTAAAGATTGAGGCTTTAACCAATTAACCAACAAACAAAGGAGATAATATAATGAGTAATAACCGCTTGCAACCAACTAAACGAAAGAAAAGGACAATGAGTAAAGATTATGAGTCATGCCGAGTCTGTGGGTCTATCGCGGAGGATGGCATAGATATATGCTCTTACTGCCTAATTTGCGACCAAGAGGCGAATCTTAGGCCATCAATAGAGAATGCAGCAAAGATCCTTGCAGAAGAGTGGGATAAAATGACCGTTGGCGAGAAGATCCACCATGAGATACTATTTGAGATTCAATGCTTCGGCTTTATTTCGAGTGAAAAGGTTGATGCGATAGTAAATAACTATATTCAGATAAATGAGTAAGAGAGTAGGAAGACCCACAAAGCCCGAAAAGGAGAGAGCAGGTTACAGAGCTGTAAACGTGCGTTTAAACGCTAAGCAATGGGAGCATCTGAACCTTGCTAGGCTTATGAATGGCTTGCCAAGGGAGAGTTTTATCAAGGATTTAATTGAAAAGGCTCCAATACCTGAGAGTATTGCCAGAGCATTAAAAGAAACTAAATAAGAATAAGGAGAGAAATGACTGAAAATAAAAAAGGTAAACCATTTAATTTCAAAATGACTAGAACGGAAAGAAGGATTGCATTTTTAGATCCTGACTTCAGAGCCTATCATGAATGGATGGCGGAAGAAGCAAAAAAGAAAGCTAGGAGAAAGAGACTAGCCGAAGAGGTCTTAAAACTTAGGAATAAGGAGGAACAATGAAAACGCATAGAATTGATAAGGAGACTGAAACCGTAAAGCTTGAGGATGAGGTTCGTATGGATGGCTTTAAAAGCTGGTTATGGCTTGAATGCGAATACTGTATTGTATGGGAAATTGAGACCTGCCTTGAGACTTGGCGAAAGACTAGGGATTTTTTAGAGTTTTACGCTAAGGACTGGAAAGCAAAGGCACCTTCAGGTGAACCTGTAGAACTGAATAGGGAACAAGTTGAAACCTATCTTGCTTGTATGCTTAGTGAGGAGGGGTTTTGATGCACAAAAACAGTTTGAAGACTTATGACGAAGAACGCTATCGGCTAAATGATCGAGCTTCTAAGATATTTGAGTTGCTCAGAGCTAATCCTGGCAGCTCATATACAGACAGGCAGATAATGACTAGACTAGGGTTTTCAGAGCCTAATCAGGTAAGGCCACGAATTACGGAGCTAATTGAGAGAGAGCTAGTTACAGAATGCGGAAGTGTCAAATGCGATGTGACTGGCAAGACCGTAAGACTGGTAAAACTTTACACAAATACTAACCAACTGGAAATGTTCTAATATGAGGGCAATATCATTCACAACATTCAAGCTCTATTGCGTTCAAAGCGAGGAGCCTATTGATGGCCACGAAAATAAGCCCATCTGCCGCCATCCTGCACACGAAAAGCCGTCTACATTGGCTAATGTGGATGGTATCAAATACACCTATCATAGATGCTGCGAAAAACAGTGTCCAGTGATGCAATCATGCAAAAAACTATGAAAAAACTACTAATACTATCAATGCTAACTGCTAACCTATGCGCTGCTGATATAGCACAGACTAGGGATGCGGAGGAAATTGTGACATTAACCCTGCTAGGTGAAGCACGTTGCCAGAGTGAGGAGGGGATGAGAGCCATTGGGCAGGTAATCCTTAACCGATCCAGGGAACGCCAACTCCCTGTAGATGCAATCTGTTTACAGAGACTACAGTTTTCCTGCTGGAATAACAAAGAGGCCATGATGAGGCGCTCAGGGGCTATGAAAGCCGAATGTGAACAAGCTACCAGACTAGCCGAGTCGATTGCTGCCTTTATCTGCAACGGGATGGATGTTCATGAGACTAGGGCAGACCATTATTATGCTTACAAGTTATGCAGTCCATCATGGGCGAAGCATGGAAAGAATAAGGAGAAAATAGGGGATCACCTGTTTTTAGAGCTATGAGTGAAAATAGGATTTGCTGTGACTGCTCGAAGGAAATGCCACTTTCGGAATATAGCATAAAGGACTATCGGTGCGATGAATGTAAAAGAAAAAAAAGACGTGCCTACAGAAAACGATACAATAAGAGACATAGGGAGAAATACCTCGAAGGAAAGAGGGAATACAAAAAAAGACTCAAGGATAGGATCAAAGCGGGAGACCCTAGCGCAAAGAAAGTGGTTGAAAACCATAAGAAATGCAAAAAGGCTTGGATGAAAACTGAAAAAGGGAAAGAATGCCAACGGAATAAGGACAAAAGGAAACGGGAGAGGCGTGGAGATGAGCTTAGAGAGAAAGCTAGAAAGAAATACAGGGAGAGGATGAAGGACGCTTCATACGCTAATGAGTATCGTTTAAAGCAAAGAGAATACAGGATGAAAGCGGTTGGCGTGTTCGAGGACGAAATACAATTTTTCCAAATGGTGCATGGTGCATCTGAACTAATAAAAATAGGAGAACAAAATGAAAACACAAATAATCAATAGACAGGAGCGACTAGAACAATTTAGTCACCACATAAACGAGGGTATCAATTCCTGGGTTAAAGCTGGTCAAATACTCGTAGAGCTGGTTGAGGATAGCAAAGAGACATATCAGGAAATAATGGATATTATGCCAGAGTTGAGCTATGATGTGCTGTCTCGATTCGAGCAAATAGGACGCAAACAGCTTTACCCTAAGCTCCTCCTGTCAGGGTCTACAGGACTTCGCAAGCTGGCAACCCTCCCTTATTCGGAGCAAGTTAAATACTACGAAGAACCGATTGATGTTGTTGTCGAAGTCAATGGAGGGGTTGATGTGCTTAAAGTAAAGGCAAAAGACTTAACTCCTGTGCAGGTTAAGCAGGTATTCCACAACGGGACAATTCGTGATCATGGCGCTCAACGGGCGCATATTCGTAGCCGAAAGCATTCGGGTGTTAGCGTATCAGATGGAAACGCCTACCACGTGAAAGGTGGGACTCTTGTGGTCGATCGCCCATGCAAGCTTACTGCTAAAGACCTAGCCAACATACTTGCCCAAATGTCGTAGCAAAACATGATATTAGGTTTAAAGCCTCCACCTTGACTGGTGGGGGCTTTTTTCTTCTATCGGAACACAGTTAGAGCCAAACATTTTCTTTTCTTCCCTCCTGCCTTTCATCCAACCCATAGCCCAAGCCCTAGACTCAGGTGTTTTTCGGGTATACGGATTAGAGCTACCCGCGAAGCCATCCCAGTAAGCGGACAAACCCTCAGATTCTATTGCGTCTAAGCTTCCCATTCCAGCTTGTTGTCAGTCACCTTGTAGATTCTGGCTCTCAGAGGCAATTCTCTGTAAGCCTCTATATCGTGTTCAAGAACCTCAATCCTAGTCTCTATCCTTGAAATAGTATCAAGGGCATTCTCGAGGCGCTGAGAGGCTTGCATAGCCTCCCTAGCGAGTTGTTCTAGTGTGTTCCTATCCTTCGGGGTGAATGTCATCTTTTAGTTTCCTTCTAAGTCTTTTGTTATATTGCCGTTTGGCTTTCTTTACAACGCCTGATTTCCGCATATATATAAGCCATCTGCGCCATCCGGTAAAAGCATCCTGTTCAAAGCCTCCCTTATATGGAATCTTCATCTAGGATACCTCCAATCTGCGTCACATTCGTAAGAGTCATCCCATTCCAGGGGATACTCTAGTGGGTTAATTTCTGTGCTGCCCGTTCTGAAGAACAGGTTAATTGCTTTGCTGAATGTCTCACTCATCTCCAAACCTTTCCTTCAGGGCTTCTATTAGATCATCTTTTGTTATGAGCGCACCGCTATGTATTGGGACAGCGCATTCATTCACCACCTCAAGCACCTCCTTGAGCATCTGCTGGCGGGTAGCGTTCACTAGATCCTGTGCTGATAATTTCCTTGCTGGTTCACTCATCCTCTACCCCTTCCAGCATTTCACAGACTTCCTGTCTGCGGATTTTTAGCTCTTTGAGTTTTGCTTTAAATCTTTTGGCTGACGTAATCCATCCAGCAAAAATAAAGCTATCATACGCCCGCTCAACCTGATCAATCTTAAAATCAATACACTCAAGCATAAACGCCTTTGTGCTGGCTGTGTTCTGTTCTTGTTGGCTCATTGGTCTAGCTCCTCCAGTTCTTGTCGGACTTTTTGCAGCTCATTCTCATTGTCGGCTAAATGTGTAACAAGTGCATCACGCATTTCTAAAAGCTCTTTTTGCCTCCAAGAAAGCCTTTCAGCTTCTACTATTTTAGGGTCTGCCATCATATCCTATTCCCTCCCTTCTCCTGTTGTCGCATTCTGCTGCTGGGGTGGGGCTAGGCTAATCAGATAATCCCTAACAGCTTCCATTTCTGGGTTTCTAAAGAAAGACTCAGCGTAAATTCTGTGATCTTTGTAATGCCTGTAGTTGTGTCCGTTAAGCTCAAGATGCTCCTTGGCTCCAGCTTCAGTGAAGAACACAGCTACAGTTTTCCATATTAACTTATACCCGAACTCTTCAGCACCTTCAGTATTAGCGGGAACCTGTTCGTAATCCCCGCTTTCCATGTTAATCCATTCGGTATCGTCTGCATAATCTCTTACAATCGGACTAATCTTTTCCTGAACCTGAACACAGAACATTGGCAAGTGTGTGCATCGGTTGTCTTGGGTTCTTAGGTTATGCCCGATCTCTTTTAGCAGCTCCCCCTGCTCACTGATTGCGCTCATTGCTGGGCTTGGCTTGGCGGTCTTGAGGGATTTGTGCTTCAATATCTCACCTGCGAGATCATAAGCCCCCATTAAATCCTTATGCTTCCTTAGTAGACCAGCCAGAGAATCCCTGTCATGTATATCAATCACACCCTCCCGATTTGCGGATTCACCCTCAATAAGCTTCAACAGCTTACGATCCCCCTTGTTCTGGGCGTGTTGTCTTATTGCTTCTATGTTCATGACTCACCTTCCTGTATAAGCCCAAGCTCTTCTAGGCGGTTGCAAATTAGGGTTAGCCTTTCGCTCTCAATAAACACCCCATCCTCTATGTATTTAGCAACATCCTCCCGCTTCATCGGGCGCACAAACTTTTCGTTTTCAAAGAATGGCTTAGGGTTGTCTCTCGTTATCGTTGTGCCTCCTTCGTGATGATTCAGCCATATAACCTCTGCCTTAATAGGCTTCTTTTCCTCAACTGGCTTTAGTAGGTAGCCATCCTTTAAGTCTTTAAGGCGCTCTCCTGCTAGCTGCGCCCCATGATACGCCTTGCATGGAACTAGCTCAAAGCTTTTTCCGTTTATTTCTATTATCTCGTTTTTCATTGCTCTCCTTTTTTTCTGGCTTAGAGAATATACGGTCATGCTCCTTTCGGAACTTATCTAGGTCTAATCCTAGTCTGACTCTATCTCCTTTTCCTGCCATCGGTTAATTGGTTAAGTCCCCATGAGATCACCTGTATAACAAGGTGTCAACACCTTTATCAGAAAAACACAGGGGATACATTCTTATCCTTACTAGATTCGTAAAGGCTTCTGAAGGTTGTCGCAAACTCCCTATAAGAGAGAGTTCCCCTATAGAGTAGTTTGAGACTGATACATTAGTATCCCCACTGAGTTCATTAAGGAACGTCAGGCACTAACCCATCTCACACAGTATAGCAACTCCCTTAGCATTAAATGAGGTTCTTATGAGATTAGCGGTCTACCAGTTACACTGAGGGATAAGGCTCCCCCTGGCCATTGTATAGCGTTCTGGTTTGATATGAAAATAAGTGAGACGCTTCGTATTCAGCTACCCCATAGCCCCTGGCTGATCTTCGCTCAGAAACCAAGTGTTTCATTGGGCTCTGAGCGGGGCTACCTTGTATCACTCACAACGTCTCTAGTGATCCTACGCTACTCAAAAGAGTTTCGATCCTACGATCTCGTCAGGCGCATTATTTTCACATCACTGTTAGCCTTTTTTCTATCCGATAGACCTAGAGGGTTAGCTCTTAGGCAGGGCATTAGGTTGTTATCCGAGAGTATCCTATATCTCACCCTTCCTTGGGGCAAAAAGAAAGCCCCTAGGTTGCAGCTAGAGGCTTTCTAAAAAGGATAGCACATGGAATC